TGGATTAGTAACAGGAGACAATGATGCTTGATGAAATATCAATACATAGAATCACAGATGTAAAAATTAACACTCCAAACTACGGCCATAACTGGGTAGAAATTGTTGTTAAAAATACTAGAGATCAAGAGTTTGAGCTTACTGTGTTTCTTAGTGAGGGTGAAAAAGAAACCACTATCTATGAGTTTCTACATGGACTTAGGGACTCTGTAGAAAAAGCAATTAAGGAGAATTTAAGTGTTCAGCAACCACAATCCGAAGATTAATCATTTCGCACAGCGTAGCCCAGATAATTTATTTCTAGTTATCATGATGGTATCCCTTAGCATCCAGCAAAAATGGGTGCTAGTGGGAGACATGATGGTTGATATGAAACAAAATAAACTAGAATCTAAGTTTGTCTGGGGCAACAAAAAGAATACTTACAAATATATAAGTACTCATAAGCATTTTATCTACGGTCAGATGATGGCTGTTATTAACTCCAGCAAATCAGATACTTCAAAGTCGCACAGTCTTATGAAGATATTTCTACAGATTGAAGGGCTTGGTTTGGCTAAGGCTGGCTTTGTTTGTCAGTTAGTTGCTGGCTTAGTTGGTTGTATTGATGTTCACAATATAAAACAATACAATGTTAAGCCTGATCTGTTGGTTTATAACAAGACTGTAAAGACTAAAAGAGGTCAGGAAGCTAATGAGAAAAGGCTTCAAGAGTATGTAGCGCTCTGTGAAATCTATACATCTGAAAGACTTTGGGATGCATGGTGTTCATTGATAGCTGACAAGTATCCTAAAGACTTCTTAGATGGCTATCACGTATCAGAGTTACATTACACTTACCTAATAGGAGAATACAATGTCTAATTCGTTCGATAAAAATAAGTATATAGATCAGTTACATAAAGATATGGAGGAGTATTTTAAAAAGGGTAAATCAGTTACTAAGCTTCCAATGTCGCCTGAGATTGTGAAGATGCGAAAAGATATTAATAGAAAGTTTTTTAATAAGTTTTAAAAGGTCTTTACGTAGTGAAAGACCTTTATAAAACATAAGGAGCCGACCATGACCGACCGTACTAAAGCAGTAGAATTTGCAGAAGAGATGTTTGATTTAATTGAAGAGGCTAGAGGGGCATTAGCTAAAACATTTGATTACCATAAAGTAGATCTTAAAATAGGGGCGATTGCCTTAGCTACTTTGTTGCACCAGCTCAAAGATGATCTTGATGAAGATGATTCGGTTTTTGTAGAAGAGTTGACTTCTTGTTGTACTCAAGCTGTTGATATAGCGAAAGAGCTAGACAATGTTGATCAGGAGGTAATGCACTAATGAATCCAAGAATTGATATCCTACCAGTTAGAGATGAGTTTGAGGGTAGACCCTTTACATATTATGAGGTTAGCTCATCTTTCCATGATGAAATAATTACAACTTCTAGTCTGGATAGGGCTGAAGAAATAGCAAATGAAATGGCAGAGGATATATTGAATGAAAACAATAATTCATGTTAATCAGCATAACATAAAGGCTAATGCTAAAGGAGCTAACAAGCCTGTCATAACTGTAAAGACTTATAAAACAAATACTTATTGCAATCGTGTTAAGTTTACTGATGGCGAGATAAAGTATTCACCGGATAAACCATTGTCCTGTGGTGCTAAAGTATGGATAGAAACCAACCAACCTGTAGAAATACTAGACTAAGGAGCAACAACTATGGAAAATGTAATCGATCTGTATAGTAACAATCTTTCTTATCTGCCTTATGGCGATGCCGACTTTGACATTGACTTGAAGCAGTTACATTATAATACTAAATCACTAGATGGCAGACACAGCCAGACTGTGGTTAATAAACGTGCCATTGTTCGCACTGATACTAACCATTGTCTTGGAGTTGTTGGCCCTAATTACAAGCCAGTAAATCACAGAGACATGATAGCTAATCAGAGGGCTATGATTATGCGAAGTGATCTCAATACTAAGGATATTATTGAGTCTATTGTTACTGATCGTAGTGGTGCTAGGTGTTATGTAAAGCATACTCTACCCAATCAGTTCCTAGAAACTCCAGATGGTGACACAGCCGCCCTGAGTTTCCTTGGAGTTAATAGCTTTGACGGTCTGTTTAGTTTCATGATGTCGGCTGGTGCTAGACAGTCAGCCTGTATGAATGGTCAGATATTCACAGAGGGCAGCTCTACTATATATAAGTCTAGACATACTAAGCAGCTAGATATCCATAAAGGATCTCAGATTGTTGGTAAAGGTCTAGAGGTAATGATGCAGCAGAATGAGCTATGGAAGATATGGTATAAGACTGTACCATCTCAAGAAATTATTAAGTCTATATTTGCTGCCGCAATTGGTGGTGATTCTCTTGATGAAAAGACATGGAATAATAAAAACTATATACAGCTTTGGAGGTTGTATAGAGATACTTATGTACCTCGCCAAGGTGGAAATCTATGGGCAGTTTATAATGCTTTGACTCATTGGGCTACTCATTGCCAGCCCTCTAGGAAAGGTTCATCCGTTATATCTTTACAGAATCGTAGAGCTAACAAAGTCTCTGAGGTTATTTCTAATGATCGTTTATTTCGTAAGGTAGCTTAATGGTTAGTGAGTCTACACTAGCTGATCTAATAGAACTAAGGGATGCCCTAAGCGGGTGTCCTTTAGATTCTAGATCAGATCTAGTTTTTTTATGTTCTTTAGATAATGTTATCAATTACTTACAGGAGCAAAGTAATGGAAAGACAGAAGTTCTATCACCAGATTGATGATTGGGTGGCATATAACTTTGTAAAGATTGATGCACCCCTTCCTCACCCTTCCTTCATACGTAGTTTTCTTTCTTTTGTTGAAGATGAATTTGCAAGTAAAGCCCTATCAGATAGAGGGGCAGCTATGCCGTGGGAACAAGTCAGTGGTAAGGATGAGTTAGATGATCTGTTACCTAAGATATTTACAACATACTTAAATGTAAGGAGCCTAGCATGAAGAATATTAATCACTCAGAATCCAATAGAATCATATCAGAGATGATGACTAATGAAGAGATCCGCTCTGAAATAGCATACTATGCAAGGGATATGGAAATATCTTTATGTAAAATCAGAAGTGTATTGGGAAAACTTGATAGCGTAAAAACTAATACTACAATCTGGGAGGATTGATATGAAATGGTGGTACATGCCCCTAGTATTTTTAAACCCTATACTTATGCGTATAACTATACTTATGTGGCTATGGTCTACCATGACTTTTTTAAAAATATTACATTATAACTATGGATATTTTACATGAATATATTTTATTTACACAACGATCCGAAAATATGTGCTGAGCAGCACTGTGATAAACATGTTGTCAAAATGATACTTGAGTATGCACAGCTATTGTCTACAGCTCACAGAGTTTTAGACGGCACTATGTACTATGAGCCTTCCAGAAGGACAGGCAGAATGGTAAAAAGATATTACCTAAAAGATCAGCGTAAAGATTTATATCAAGCTACACATATGAATCATCCTTCCGCCGTATGGTGCAGAGAAAATGTAAGTAATTACATATGGTTAGATGATCTATTTAATTATTTACTTGATGAGTATACATATAGATATGAGAAGGTTCATAAGTGTGCAGAGCTAAAAGACTTACTGCTTGAAGCACCAGATAATATATCTATTGATGCATTCACACCTCCAACTTTAGCAATGCCTGATGATAACAAGGTTTCGGATTGTAACATTAAGTGTTACCGAGACTATTACCATACGAAACACTTTGCTAAGTGGACTAACAGATCTATACCGGAGTGGTTTAATGGCTAGTAACTATACGCAACATCAACTATTACAAATGGTGCCTGTTTTAAGGAACGATGAATATGATGACTACATCATGAATAAAAAAGCATTTCAAAAATGGTATGAAGTACATACACAGGAGCAAACTAATGCAGGAACATCTAGACTTAAAAGATTTTTTACTTTCACCAAAGATGGGTAACAAAGCTACTACATGGTTTTATGTAGATGGCTGGAGAATATGTGACATAAGTATCGGTAGAAAATATGTATTTGTTAAACCTATCTTTGGTAATTACTTTAAAAAGAAACACAGTATTCGTAGTGCCAAACAGGTTTTAAAGAATATGTATTGGAAAGCTGCTTCAGTAGATGCACACTATACAGCTCTTTCACAGGGTAAAAAACGTAAGGCTAGAAACTGGGAGCGTCAGTATGCCTAGAAAAACATATGAAAATAAAAAAACTTTAGCAGCTGAATCAGGGTTTGGTAAAGACCTTGAAAGATACTTTAAAGTTGTATTAAGAAAACTACCTGTACAATATGGTATAGATTGTATAGCTTTAGATACAAGAAACTTGAAGCCTAAGTTCTTTACAGAACTAAAAAATAGGTACTGTAGTAAGGATACATATCCTACTTATATAATATCTTTATCAAAGTTTTTAAAGGCTAAAGAACTATACAGGTCTTTACATCTTGAGACTTTCTTATGTGTTAAATGGAAAGATGCTAGTGGTTATGTTTCTTTAAGTGAACTCCCAGATGAAGAAGTTGATATTAGTTTCGGGGGTCGTTATGATCGTAATGATTGGCAGGATGTAGAGCCTCTTTTAAATATCCATATAGGTAAGTTTACAATCATAGGTGATAGGAGATGACTTTACAAGCATTAAATTTGTATGATACTATGTGTTCGTTAATCAATGTTAATAGGAGTTATAAATAGGATGGCTATTGTAGAAGGTACAGCTTACTGGGCGAGCGTTAAAAGGCCCAACACAACTTATGAGCCAGTATATAGTGTTAATCTAGTTGTCGAAGAAGATACTGCAAAGGACTTCAAGCGGCGTGGATTTACTGTTAAAGATATGGATGAGGGGCCAGCCCTGATCATCAAACGAAAGGTGAATGGTGGCCCAAAGGGAACTAGGGAAGCTCCTAAACTCTATGATCGAATGAAAGAAGAGATCGATGTAGAAGTTGGGAATGGTTCTAAAGTTAAGGTTCAGTATCGTGAATGGGAGATGGACAGAGGTCAACAGCATTTCCAAGGTCTAGAGTTTGTAGCCATGCAAGTTTTAGATTTAGTACCTTACCGTAGTGGTGGTGCTGGAGATGAGTTTGATGTAGAGGATGCTGTCGAAGAGGATGAGTTGTGAGCATATTTAAAACTGACAACGGAGACTTTGATGTATCCAAGATGTCTGTACAAAACCAACATATCTTTGTATTGGCTCAGAAACTTATAACTGAGATGAACTCATTGTCAGATGATATTGAGTCTAAGAAGGCTGCGCTTGAGTGGTTTAAAGCACAGCTAGGTGCCGAGTGTACTGACGATACAAAAATTGAGGATAGTAAAGAGGAATAGTGTTGTGTGCTGATGATTAGGGGAGTTTCGGCTCCCCATTTTTTTAAGGAGCGAAAATGGCATTTGTTAAAACACATCTACCTTGTCCCGAATGTGGAGGTAGTGACCCAGCGTCTTTAAACGAAGACGGTTCTTTATATTGTTTTAGTTGCGATAAGTTGATACGCAATCAAGATAATACAATTCAAACAACCCCCATAGAATTTAAAACATACAAAAATAATTCTATGAATACTTCCGATGGTTCCTTTAATGCTCTTACTGATAGAGGTATATCTTTAGATACCGCTAAGAAGTTTGGTGTTAAATCTATATTAAATTCAAGAGGTGAAGTAGACACTCATATCTATCCTTACTACAACGTCAATGAGATAGGTGCTTATAAACTAAGAGATCCAAACAAGACATTCCACTGGCAGGGTTCCTCTACAGGGACAGGCTTATTCGGACAGCAGTTATTCCAAGGTGGTGGCAAGTATATAACTATCACTGAGGGGGAGTGCGATGCTATGGCAGCTTATGAATTGCAAGGTTCTAAGTGGCCCGTTGTCTCTCTAAAGAATGGGGCGGCTGGTGGAGTCAGAGATGTTAAGTCTTCTTTAGAATTCTTAGAGAAGTTTGAAAATATTGTTATCAACTTTGATAGTGATACTCCGGGCCGTGAAGCCGCCAAGAAAGTAGCTAGGTTATTTACTCCCGGCAAAGCATTGATAATGATTCTTCCTGAAGAGTTTAAAGATGCTAATGACATGCTACGTAGTGGTAATCATAAAGCATATACAAACTCTTGGTGGAACGCTAAAACCTACACACCTTCAGGGATAATGAGCGGTAAGGAGATTATATCTAAGTACTATGATCGTCCTAAGAAAGAAGCTATACCTTATCCTTGGGAAGGACTTAATGAGAAACTCTATGGTCTTAGAACCGGAGAGCTTGTCACTGTAACTGGAGGTACGGGACTTGGTAAATCCAGTATCACCAGAGAGCTGGAACATTTTCTTGTTAAGAATACTGATGACAGGGTAGGCATTGTTGCCCTTGAAGAGGATTACTATAAGACTGCTGACTGTCTTGTATCTATTGAGGCCAATGCTAGACTGTATATTGATCACATTAGAGAGGAATATGAATCACATTCTAAAGATAAACTAGATGCTATGCTTCAGGACATATTCAATCATGATCGTGTTTGGATACATTCTGACTTTGGATCTAATGATATCGATGAGATTTTCTCTAAGATTAGATATATGATTGTAGGGCTAGACTGTAAATGGATAGTAGTAGACCATCTACATATGCTCCTATCTGCCAGTACTGAGGGTGATGAGCGCCGTACAATAGATTCAATTATGCATAAGCTGCGATCTATTGTTGAAGAGACAGGGGCTGGTATGATACTTGTCTCCCATCTCAAGAGGATAGAAGGTAACAGGGGACATGAGAACGGAGTGTCAGTTAACCTTAGTCACCTTAGAGGCTCTCAATCTATAGCTCAGTTATCAGACTGTGTGATTGCTTTAGAGCGTAACCAACAAGCCGATAATGAAGATGAAGCCAACACTACCCATGTAAGAGTTTTAAAATCTAGGTATACTGGGGATGTAGGAATGGCTACACACCTACTATATGACAAAGATACAGGCAGATTGTCAGAGCTTTCAGACTATGATGATGAGCTAGGAGATGGCGAGGAAGCATTATGAAATCATTAGTCTTTGATATTGAAACAGATGGTGTTACAGATGTAAGTGTTATCTGGTGCATAGCTGCTGTTGATTTAGATAGTTCAGCTACATATGAGTTTGGCCCTGATCAAATCGATGAGGGCGTAGCTTTACTCAAGCAAGCAGATAAACTAATAGGCCATAACATTATTAACTACGACATACCTTGGATAGAAAGGATGTGTGGCGTTGATCTGTCCGATAAAAAGCTAGTGGATACCTTGATTATATCTAGATTATTTAATCCTGTACGTGAAGGAGGACACAGCCTCAAACAGTGGGGCGAGTCAGTAGGCTTCTCTAAGAGTGGCTATGATGATTTCACAGCATACAGTGCAGAGATGATGTCAAGATGTACCAGCGATGTTATTTTAAATAAAAAGGTATACTTTGAACTTCGCAAAGAAGCGGCTGGTTTCTCTAAGAAATCAATTGATATTGAAAATAAAGTAGCCCACATCCTGAAAGAACAAGAAGAGCATGGCTTTCTACTTGACCAAAAGACTGCATCTCTATTACTTGCAGAGCTACAAGAAGAAATGGATAAGGCTACTGAAGAAGTAAAGAAACGGTTCAAGCCT